ACGACTAAGAGCAACTGATCCTGAACTGCAACAAAATCTGTACATGCGTTGTACAGCAAACCCCGGAGGAGTCGGAGGTTGGTGGGTCAAGAAGATGTACATCGATCCATCAGAACACGGTTCGACTTTTCCTGCAATAGATATAGATACAGGCAAACCTTTTGTGTGGCCCAAAGGTCATGAAAAGGAAGGCGAGCCACTTTTTTATCGTAGGTTCATTCCTGCACGTTTGACTGACAATCCATACTTGTTGGCTGATGGACAATACGAAGCGATGTTAAGATCACTACCTGAAGTTGAGCGTAAGCGACTTCTCGAGGGTGACTGGGAAGTAACGGAAGGTGCAGCCTTCCCTGAATTTAGTAGGAGTAAACATGTTACACCGAGTTTCGAGCTTCCACCGAATTTCCCCAGAATACGTGCCGCTGACTATGGGTATGCGAGTCCTTCTTGTGTCCTGTGGGGTGCTGTTGACTGGGATAACAATATATGGGTTTATCGTGAACTGTACGTAAAACAGTTGACAGCAGAGCAACTAGCCGATAGAATACTACAAGTAGAACAAGAAGATCCGACACCACACTATACTGTACTTGACTCATCATGTTGGAACAAGACAGGGTTCGGCCCATCAATAGCAGAGACAATGATGAGATGTGGTGTACGATGGACACCATCAGACAGAAACAGACTGCAAGGTAAAATGGAAATACATCGTAGGCTTGCTGATGATCCAAGAACAGACGAACCTAGATTACGAATATTTCCGAACTGTGTCAATCTTATCAAACAGCTATCAGGCATACCTCTTAGCAAAACAAATGCAGAAGATGTGGATACAAAGGCAGAAGATCACGCATATGATGCACTGCGATATATGTTAATGACAAGGATGACAGGATATGTGTCGATTCATAAAATGCTTGGTGGTATCAAGAATCAGGTCTACAAAGTACATGATCAAACATTTGGATATTAATAAATGGCAGAATTAGCAAAATTTGCTCAACAAGATGTAGATGGCTTAAAAGAAGTTGAGCGTTTACTATTTTCAGATGGTAAAATAGAATCCTATAAAGACTTCCAAAAAAGATTGCAAGCAGGTAATCTAACTGTGAGAGATGCTTATTTGGCTAAAGCATATCGATATGGTCTGAAGATATCACCGATCATGGAAGATAATCCTGATACAAGTGCGATAGCTAAAAAATTAAAAAAGGCATTTCCTGCAACACAAGGTGCAGGGCAAAGTATAAAAGGTCTTGCAGACGAGATAAATGTAACTGTAAAAAATAAAATAAGTTTAGACGATCTTTTTGATGACAGATCAGATAATCTTCAAAAAGTATCTACGTTAAAAACATCTATACAAAAAGTAAAAGAAGGCAAAAAACCAGTAGCTCAAGGAACAAGGTTATTAGGAAATGCACTTTTAGATAACGATAAAGAGATACTAAAAGCTATGGCTGAAGGTTTAGCCAAAATGCCAAATGGACCTGTTAAAGACGCTATAGTAGCAGGTATGATGGGTAATAGATTTGTAGATGTCGAGGGTATGAGATCTACTTTAAAACAAGCACTTGAAACAGAAATCGAAAGACCATTTTACAATATAGAAACTGGGGTACAAGAAAATCCAGACAGAACAATAAGAAAACAATTAGGTCCTTCCAAACAATTACCACCTGTAACAAATCAAATATACAGAAATAGATATGCGACAGCAGGCCCTACAGGTGAGTTATTTAAAGGTGTAACACGCACACAAATAAACGCTGCACTGAAAAAGATTTTTAGTGAGATACCTGAATCTATACAGGTGCAACTTAAAAGAGACTTATCGAAAAACGGAACATATACTGATCTAAGAAGAATAACTGCAGCGTTTGTTGCAAAATCTTTAGGAGATGTAAAAGGTGCTGATATGATTATAAGTCATAGTCCTACAGTAGATGATTTAAGTTTAGATGGTAGAATATCACAAGTATTTAAAAAGTTTTATGTTAATATTAAAGATCCAAAAAATTTAATTAAAGTATCTGAAGGACTTGCTCTTTTTGAAAGAGAAATAGCTAGACAGTTAGTAGGTAAAAACGCTACTGCAGGAGATTTAGCTAATGCGTTGGGTGTAGACGTTCCTGAAACATTTGATGCTAAATATCCCACAACTCAAATAATTATAGATGACACAGGAAAAACTGGAACTATAGAAACTTTTGAGCGTGAGCCTGAAGATATAGAAGCTGACAAAAAAACTAAAAAATTAAGAACAGAACAAACACAAGCTGGAATAATAGAAGAAACAGAAATAAGAACAGGTAGAACCTTAGACCTACAAATGTCTAATTTGGAAAAAAGGAATACGATAAAAGAATTAGAAATTAAAGTAGCAAAAGGCACTGCAGAATTAGCTGAAATAAATCAACTTAATGATTTAAAATCAAAGAAACCAGTGAAATCTGAATTAGACACTTGGATAGAAAAAAATCCAGAAGCATATCAAAGTATACAAAGACCTGCACGTAAACCAAAGATAAGAAATAAAAATTTTAAAAAGACTCAACCAAATGTAAGTGGTACTAAACTAAAAAGCTTTGCTCTTATTAATGCACCTTTTGCAAAATTGTTTTTTGATGCTTATTTTAGTGATGCTAAAAATGAAGGTTACGATGATGAGGAAGCAACAACACGAGCGTTACTTCTTACAGCTTCAGATGTAACACCCGGAATCGCAGAAGCTAAGTTTGCATACGAAGCATTTTTACCAAAAACTGCAGGTGCTGCAGAACTTGACCCATTTGAAGTTTTTAAATCAGATGATCAAATTATATCAGAACAAGAAGAGATGCAGGCAAAAGCTGATGAATCATACTTTAGAGAAAGTATTTCACCTCAACTCGATGATGAACTCGATGTACAAAAACAAATGAACATCAAAGAGATGGGAGCAAGTTTCAGACGAGAAGCTGAAAGAAAGAGCCAACTATCGTTGGATGAACAAATGCAAATGTTAAATCAAGGGAGTTAATGATGGCAGAAAATCTCAATCAAGGTGCAGCCTATATAATGGGATCAGATAAAGTATCAGTTGATGATGCTCAAGGATCTACTAATTTATATAGAGAAGGTCTTGAATTTACAACTGAAGTAAATCAGGATGCGTTGCAAGTTGACATGCCAAAGAAGCAAACAAAACCTACTGTTGAAGCTTCTTTATTCGCTATGGCTGATGACAGAAACTACTTCTAAGTGAGGTAAATTATGGCTGAATATGGTTCAGGGTTTATCAATTCTGAAGATGAAGAACCGATAAACATTCAAAACTCTGAGGAGTTGATGCCCGGACTTGCAGGGTACATAAAAAGTAAGTTTGAAGATTCTGAAAATGGCAGACGTAGCCACGAACAACGATGGTTGCAGGCATACAAGAACTTCAGAGGTACTTATGATTCAACAACACAGTATCGTGATTCAGAAAGATCTAGAGTATTTGTAAAAATAACAAAAACTAAAGTTCTTGCTGCATACGGACAGATTGTTGATATACTTTTTGCAAACAAAAAATTCCCTCTTGTTGTTCAATCTACACCTATACCAGAAGGTATAGCTGAGTTTGCTCATCTTGAAACACCTTTAGATGAGGTAGTAGATAGATATGGATACAAGGGAGACGGTAGAGAACTTCCTCCGGGTGCAACTGAAGCTACACCTAATTTAGATTTTTTAGGTGGTATGGCTAATAAGTTTCCAAACGCACCATTGCGTGAAGGCCCTGCTCTCGCAGGTGAACCACAAATATCCCCTGCAGCCGAAGCCGCACGAAAGATGGAAGAGTTAATACACGATCAACTTTTAGATACAAATGCAGTAAATGTATTTAGACACGCCATATTTGAAGCGTGTATGTTAGGTACAGGTATTGTAAAAGGTCCACTAAATTATAATAAACAAGTACACAAGTGGACAAGAACTGAAATGGGCAGAGTATACGACCCATACATAAAAGAATGTCCAAAGATAGAACCAGTATCATTGTGGGATTTTCATCCTGATCCTGCAGGAACAAGTGTTGAAGATTGTGAATACATCATACAGCGACATCGTATGAATAGACAACAATTAAAAGCATTAACAAATAGACCATATTTTAATAAGCAAGCTATCGAAGAGTGTCTTGCAAAAGGTCCTAACTACGAAGATAAATATTACGAAGATACAATAAGAGATGATGAAACAGAACCATACTATCAAGAAAACAGATTTGAAGTTCTTGAATACTGGGGTGTTATTGATACTAAGTTTGCTGACGAGGTAGGTTTAAAATTACCTGACTCAGTGTCAGAAACAGATCAAGTGCAAGTAAACGCTTGGATGTGTGGTAGCATAATACTTAGATGCGTTCTTAATCCATTTACTCCTGCACGATTACCCTTTCACGTATTTCCATACGAAATCAATCCATATCAGATATGGGGAGTAGGTGTAGCAGAAAACATGGAAGACGCACAGATGCTAATGAACGGACACGTTCGTATGGCAATAGATAACCTAGCACTTGCAGGTAATCTTATATTCGATGTAGATGAAGCTAGTTTAGTACCCGGTCAAAACATGGATATATTCCCCGGTAAGATATTTAGACGACAGTCTGGTGTAACTGGTACAGCAATCAACGGATTAAAGTTTCCTAATACTGCACCAGAGAATCTACAAATGTATCAAGTGTCTAGACAACTTGCAGATGAAGAAACAGGCATACCATCGATCATGCACGGACAGACAGGTGTGACAGGAACTGGTAGAACTGCTGCAGGGTTATCAATGCTCATGGGATCAGCAGGACTATCCATGAAAACTGTTATAAAAAACATAGACGATTATTTATTAAAACCAATGGGGGAAGCATATTTTCAATGGAATATGCAGTTCAACGATGATGCTGAAGATGTAGAGGGAGATCTTGAGATCAAACCTCGTGGCGTTGCAGCAGTAATGCAAAAAGAGGTACGAAGTCAGAGACTAACTGCCTTGTTGCAAACTGTTATGAATCCAACATTAGCACCATTTGTGAAGATACCAAACTTGATGAGAGAGCTTGCAATATCTCAAGACATAGATCCTGATAGCTTGGTTAATGATTTAAACGAAGCACAGATATACGCTGAAATATTAAAAGGACTTCAAAATGCTCAACAAGGAACTGGCAGCGAAGGTGGCCCCCCTAACCAACAATCACCAGATATGGGTGGGTCTGGAGGAGTACCTCAAGGAACTACTCGACCTAACGAACAAGGGATTGGCAACGGCACTATTGGAGTCGGAACTACGCCAACTGCAGGGGAGAGCGGCTTTACTGGCAACGCTCCTCAACCTGAAGAATGATGTTGAAAAGGTAATGACACAAAAATGAATCTTTTTAGAAGTAACCCACAATTAAATAACACTATAAAAAGAATACGCAACAAAAGGCGTTTGCAAGATGCTTTAGCTGAAAATAATATTAATGTTGAAACAACAGAGGAAAAAGAAAGTTCAGATGTTGAAAAACAAGCTTCAGGTTTAGGAATAGAAGATGTTCAAGTCAGTAACATATCTCAAAGTATTGTGGATGCAGAAGAAATGATGGATGTAGCAGGTGTTGGCACAGGTCAAACAGTAGGAGAAGTTGCTAGAGATATAGGAAAACA